AACACCTGCTCCTGTCGTTACTTTCCATGCACCAGTAGTAGATGCAGCGTTGATCTCGATATTGTAGACATTGATACCTGTGCCGCATGATGCAGGTAGCACTGTATGGGTCAATATGCCTACACCTGTTCCGTCTACCAGAACTACATTGCCTGTAGCAGCGGTGGTGACTGTACATATTAGTCTGTGGATGTAGTCACCGATTGCACCTGTGCCGCCTAAGACTTGTGCTGTTTGACTGACTGCAACGTGTTCGTATTGGTATCTAAATGGTGATTGTATGCTCATATTCTGCCTCTCTTTGGTTGATTTGCTTGCGCCCACACATCGTTAAGTGTTGCTGTGTTCTCTGCTCCTACCATCAACGGTTTAGCCGTATCAGGTTGTCTGACTCTTGGCTCTGACCGCCATGCTATTGATAACATTCGGAAAGCGTCTGCCGGATGAGAACACCAGTCATGTCGTGGTGTCTGCCGAAACGCCTTCTTGTCCTCATCATACTCTCGTTGGTACTGTCGTAAAGCCTCGATACCTTCACTGCACTTGTCTGCATCAAACCAGCACTGCGGCAAGACTTTACGAACAGCCTGTATACCGTCTTGCACTGACAGATCTGGCACGATAGCTAGGCTATTGATGCCAAAGTGTACCGCCAACTGCTCGATTACTGACTTACCAGCAGCCGCCAGAGTCTTAGCTCTAGCATCATGAGGCAGGTGGTGCTTACCGAAATTATACGGCCTTGACAGGATATTTGCAGCAATTTCATCAATATTAGCACCAGAAACGGCGTAATAATCAATTATATGCACTTCATCTCTGATGACCTGATAGAACCAGACCGCCGTATCGTCTCTATAACCGAGGTCGAATGCAGTGTGGACAGGCACGTTATTGTCATAGGCTACTCTAGTGACGCGCCCTTGCTCCGTAGCCTCACGCATCTCTGTACCGTAGAACGCGCCAAGGATAGCGGCCTCGAAGCTACACTCATACTCTTGCATATACTGGTCTGGTGACAGTTGAGCTTTAGCAGCCGACAGCTCACCCTCTGGCAATAGCTTGCTGACCGATGCAGGTAGCTCCAAGCAGAACCACTCGCTAGGTATTCTCTGAGCTGTGCTATAGATGTCCCAAAACTGATTCTTACCCTTAGGCGTACCGCTGAAGACGCACCAGCCTTGCTTGTCACTGAGTGCTGGACGCAGAATACTGCCCCAGACGCTGGGCTTGAAATCAGCGTACTCATCTAGGAACAGACCATCAAATCCCAAACCTCGCATGGCATCAGCGTTATCAGCGCCAAATAGCCTTATCCTAGCTCCATTGATTAGGTCTACATAAAGGTCGGACTCATTGACTGATGCGAGTATTGGTCGTGCGTAATGCTTGAGGTATTCCCACGCTACGGACTTGGCCTGACTGCGGTATGGTGCTATGTATGCGAATAGGGGCATAGCAGACGCACAGACAGCGGCAGCACGAATTAGCTCGTTCACAGCTGCGACTGTCTTACCTGCGCGCCTGTGGGCCACTAGGCAGGCCCAGCGTTCCGTCCTCTCATGGAACGGCATGAACGCCCGCCTTGGCTCGTAATCAAGCTCTATTTCGTTGGTTTCCACTTAATCACCATCTGAACTGGCCCTTCATCCTTGCCAGTGAGTTCTGTGCGACTTAGTTTTGGTACATGGTACTCGATCATGTCGGTGTAACACTGGAAAGCCTTTAATGGGCCTTCGGTCTCAGCGATCAGGTCTAGCCATTCCTGCACTCGATGAGCATTACCATCAACGAACCGGGCGATAGCCTCTCGAGCGGCTACTGTAGACTTATTTGCCAGCCCTTTTGGTCTACCGGGGCCGGGTGGTCTACCAGTTTTACTTGCTTTTTTAATGACCATCATATATCTCGCTTATTTTTGCTTAAATTTTAATCTACATGGCAAGCATACGCCATTAATCAACTTGCTACTATAGCGACCACAAAGATCGCAATCTCCTGATTTTACAGGATGATTAATGTGCAGTGCGTATTTCATTGAGTCTAATAGCTGGGAGTTTAGCTGCTTCTATCACATCGCCCAAGTATTTTATAGCGTCTAATCTTGTCATACCTTGAATGGTAGCTGGAAAGCTGCTGACTGGCGCTCCTGACGAGTCACAGACTATCTCGTGCATTGCGTATCCTGCGTGTGTTCGCACCATTCTAATCATGATCTGCTCTTGTGCTGATAGGCCCAGACTTGTCTAGGCCCAGCACCCTCATTGTCTATCTTGATTCGATCTACCGAACCCTGCCGATAGAGGTAGGCAACTGCCATGCTAATCTCCGCAGAGGTTAAGGTGAGTATTTTTTTGATTTGCGACAGGGTGATAAGCCCTTGAGTGTTTGAGATTAGTAGTCGAATACTCGAGACCGCCTTAGCCATTTGCCACCACCGCAATCAGAGTAACCAACCCACCAACGGTAGCAACTACCACAACCTTGACCCACAAAAGGAAAGCCCTATCGTCATCTTGCCATGTAGACGACCTGTAGCCTCCTACAAGCCCTCGGGGAGCATTTAGGTAGGGTAGGTATCCATCGTGAGACTTATTGCGTTCTACGCCCTCTCTGAGCGTTCTGGGGCTAGTATCGTAGTTAGAGTTCATTAGAAGTCACCTCTGTTTAGCGGTTCAGCTTGTCCATGACGTGGATCGTCTAAATACTGATCCAACTCCACCTCGTCCAAGCCCCGATTCTGTTCTTGCTCTCGGCTGTGGTACAAGGCTTCCTCATACTCCCTGACGATTGCCGTGTAGGAGTCCAGCAGATTCCTTTTGGTTTCATTGTCTGCTCTGGAAAAGCTAATGACCAACCTAGCTGCTCCAACTTGAAACGCTGTAATTTCGATAATATCCATTTTATGCTCCTAGCAAGATTGTGAGAGGTACGATGTGAAGGCAATCGCCATCACCACAATAATTATTACGAGCCAAGGTGTCGGCTCGAAAGGTGGGCGCTTTTGGCGTGGGAAGAACTCGTCATATTTGCTCATGCTGACACTCCGATTGAAGCAAAGTATTCGACTACCTCGTCTGAATGTGTATCTGAACTTAAAAGACTTCTTATTGAGCCAATCCAATATCCAACAAATTCTGGGTGGTGATCGAACGGGCCGCCCCAGTTGCTCCCCTTTACACACCCTTTCTCTAATAAAGTATCGCAAGCGTTACACTCCCCTGACATCGCTATTTCGCTTATTTTGTTAATGCCTTCTAAATTAGCTGCATCGCGAAGTTGTTTTAATGTAGTCATTTTGCATCTCCAGATTTGTGATCTCTCAGTCCCAGTGACCTCGATAAATAAGATATTAAACCATTCCTAATATATGTCAAGTTATTTATCACGGGGGGTAGTGGGGTAGGGGGTAGTACCCCTTTTCAAACTCTCTATAGGAAGAGGTGTATATACCAATACCCAAGTTCCTATTCCCTATATATGTTTATACTAACTTTCTATTACCCCCTATTACCCCCTATGCTCCCAACCCTTGCTATTACTGGAGGTAAGGGTGGGGTATATGCGGGGGTAAATGACCCTAAAAGGGGATAGATTCATATCCCCCCTCACTGGAAGTATTACCAAGTTTGTCAAAATTATGAACCTCAATTGAGAGTTTTTCATTGGGAACTGCCGAAAGTAACTTTCCATGACTCTTTCTTTGCATACCCCCGTTCATTTTTTGAATTGCTCTACCCCCCACAATTGTTTCAAATTTTGACGGATTTTCCTTACCTATCCACCTCAAAACATCACTCGTTTGCATCCATCGGCAGTCGTTAGGGTCAAAATTAGCCCAGTCAAGGTGACTGGAAACCATCTCAAAAATAGGTTCAGGGGCGGTAAAACTTTCATTATGTCCATTGAGCATTGCCATTTCTGAATTAGTTAAATAGTGCTTTTCGCCACCCTTCCACAACACATAAAACTCAGCCCACACCTGCTGCATATCTAACTCGTGGGC